GGCATCAACACCTGAAAAGAAAGTTAAGTTAAAAGTTCGGTCGATTCTTGACTGGCATGAAGATGTTTATTGCTTCACACCTATGACTGGCGGGTATGGACGAAGCGGAGTGCCTGATATTGTTGGGTGCTACAAAGGTCACTTCTTTGCTATTGAGTGCAAAGCAGGTAAAGGCACAACAACCGCCCTGCAAGATAAGAACATTAAAGAAATTAAGAAAGCGGGGGGTCGAGTCATTGTCGTCAACGAAAATAACTTAGAAGAAGTTCGCTTGATGTTAAGTGAAATGAATGGCTAGAAGAAACTATATGTCAAGACAAGTGCAAGTAGTTCGGATACTAGATAGCACGTTCGCTCTTTCCATAAGACAATTAGCCAGAAAAATGAAACTTACAGAGCGAACAGTTTACAGATACCTCAACCCTCTTATTCAGCACGGCATTGTTTATGTTCGGTTTAAAGCTAACGAGCGTGGGTCTAAGAAGCCGGTTTATTTTTATTCCACAAAGAGAGCAGTATGAAAAAATTAATCATGTTAGTAAAAATCGTTAAGGCAATTAAAGAAAAGTTTGAGCTAGATGAGACTGATCTGCGTATATTAACAATTGTTGGTTTGGCAGATGAAGAGAATCGAGAGCTACATGTAACGGATATAACTCGGATGCACGACATAGCTTCGCCCGCAACACTTCATTATCGTATTACTAAAGATCTTGTAGAGAGGCACATGATCATAATAACGCCAAGCACTGAAGACGCTAGGATGAAAACAGTCAAGCCCGGTAAAAAATTTAAGACACTTGTGAACTTCTTGGAGAAAAACTTTTGGTCATAACAATTGACTTTGAAACTTACTACGACAGAGAGTTTTCACTTTCTAAAATAACAACAGAAGAATACGTTCGTGATCGCCGTTTTGAGGTGATTGGGGTTGGGGTAAAAATAGACGAGGGGGAGACAGAATGGTTCTCAGGCACCGAAGCGCAAACTAAATTCTGGTTGGGTAAATTCAAATGGAATGAATCGTTGGTGCTTGCCCACAACATGATGTTCGACGGGGCAATCATGGCATGGCGGTTCAACATCAACCCAAAAGGCTGGCTTGACACCCTGTGTATGGGGCGTGCGGTTGATGGGGTAGAGGTGAGCGGTAGCTTAAAAAATCTAGCCGAGCGATATGAAGTTGGAGAAAAAGGCACTGAGGTTGTCAATGCGTTAGGCAAACGACGTAAAGATTTTAGCGAAGAAGAGTTAGCACGCTACGGAGAATACTGCCGGAATGACGTAGAGTTAACCTACAAGCTGTTTAACATTCTCAGGGCTGAGTTTCCAACTAAAGAACTAAAAGTTATTGACCTGACCTTGCGTATGTTTACGCACCCGGTGCTTAAGCTGGACTTGCCGCTTTTGGAACAGCATCTGCTTGATGTGGTGGAGCGCAAAGAAAAACTGCTTGAGGCGACTAGCGCCAGCAAAGATGACCTGATGTCTAACGACAAGTTTGCACAACTTCTTATTGAGCTAGGCGTTGATCCTCCCCGAAAGATTAGCCTGACAACAGGTCGTGAGGCGTGGGCTTTTGCCAAGACGGACGAGGACTTTAAAGCTTTGAGTGATCATCCTGACGACAGGGTGCAAGCGTTGGTGGCGGCTCGACTTGGTAACAAGACTACGTTGGAGGAAACTCGGACTCAACGGTTCATCGACATTGCGAAGAGAGGACTGATGCCAGTTCCCCTGAAGTATTATGCGGCGCATACAGGGCGGTGGGGTGGTGATGACAAAGTTAATCTGCAAAACCTCCCATCACGTGGGCAAAACGCAGGGCACTTGAAGTCGGCTATCTGCCCCCCGAAGGGGCATGTAATTATTGACGCTGACTCTTCTCAAATCGAAGCACGCACGCTTGCGTGGCTAGCTGAACAAGACGACTTAGTGGAGGCATTTGACAAAGGTGAGGACGTATACAAAATTATGGCATCGGCTATCTATGGAAAGCCTCAAGAAGAAATTACGAAAGATGAAAGATTTGTCGGCAAGACGACAATCCTTGGGGCTGGATACGGAATGGGTGCAATTAAGTTTCAGGCTCAGCTTAAGACGTTTAACGCTGAGCTACCCGAAGATGAGTGCAAGCGAATCATCAAGGTGTATCGAGAAACCTACCCGTCCATACCGAATCTCTGGCGTTCAGCACAAGCGTGCTTGGAGAGCATCATACAAAATCAGGCGAATACATTGGGGAAGGAAGGTGTACTTGAGTTTAGTTCAGAGGTAGGTGGCTTTAAATTACCTAGTGGACTGTGGCAACGGTACGATGGGCTTGAGAAAGTTACTGATCCTGAGGGTAAGTCTCAGTATCAGTACAAAACACGTAAAGGCATGACGAAGATCTACGGCGGTAAGGTGGTTGAGAACGTCTGTCAAGCAATTGCCAGATGTGTCATTGCTGAGCAAATGTTGCGGATTTCAAAGAAGTACAGGGTGGTACTAACGGTTCACGATGCAATCGCTTGTGTGGCTCCTAAGGCCGAAGCAGAAGAAGCGGTTAAATACGTTGAAGAATGTATGAGGTGGAGGCCCGAGTGGTGTTTGGGGCTACCGTTAAATTGTGAAGTCGGATATGGAGCGAACTATGGAGAAACTTAATTTTGCCGAGTATTTTTTAAACGCTGAACGTCAGCTCCGCCAGGTGTATGAAGAAGCAAATGACAACAAGTTTACAGAAGCTTCTGAAAAGATTAACGACATCATAGTAGAATTAAGGCTTCTCAAAGCGGCGATTCTATCCAATGTCCAAAGTTAAATGGTCTTACTCTTCACTAGCACTGTTCAAACAGTGTCCGAAAAAATATTTCCATTTACGTGTCGCTAAAGACTTTAAAGAGCCTGAGACTGAAGCACTCCTGTACGGAACTCAGGTGCATGAGGCGGCAGAAAAATTTATTCGGGATGGTGAGCCAATACCAGCAAAGTTTGCTTTTATCCAAGAACAACTTGACATGCTAAATCGCATTGAGGGAAACAAGTTTTGTGAATACAAAATGGGTTTGACCAAGAACTTGGAACCCTGCGACTTCTTCTCCCAAGACGTTTGGTGGAGGGGGATTGCAGACTTGATCGTGCTGAACGAGGAGAAAGAAACGGCATTTGTGGTGGACTACAAGACGGGTAAGAGCAGTCGGTTTGCTGATACCCGACAGCTTGAAATCTTGACGCTGGCTCTCTTCAAGCACTTCCCAAAAGTCAAGCGAGTCAAAGCTGGGTTGCTATTCGTAGTGGCTAAGGACTTTGTTAAAACCGAATACGTTCAAGACAATCAAGATCAGGCTTGGGTAAGCTGGCTAGACGACACGGGCCGACTGGAAGAGGCTTATAAATCAGAGGTTTGGAACCCGAAGCCCAACTTCTCTTGTAAAAATTATTGCGCAGTAGTAAGCTGTATCCACAATGGCAAGCACCATTAAAGCTCGGTTGCACAACGTCGTTGTGTGGGTCAAGTCAAAGGACCCAAAGTATAAAGTCAGGATGTATTCGTACTTAGCACCAAAGGTTTATATAGCCCGAGGGTGGTTTGAAGAAGAGCATCCCGACGAGGAACTTGTAAAAATTTTTAGCTTAGGTGTCCACGAATACGAAATTAGTAAGGAACGCTACCGTGCCATATACCAAGACTCCACGCCCGTATAAAAAAGAATACGAACTCCAGAAAGCCCGTGGCGAACACGAGAATCGGATGGAGCGTCAACGTGCCCGTAGAAAACTAGATAAGAACGGCAAAGACGCTAATGGTAACGGTAAGGCTGATAAACGAGAAGGCAAAGACATTGCCCATAAGAAAGCATTGAGCAAAGGCGGTAGCAATAAAGATGGCGTTGCGGTAACATCTGTATCTCGGAATCGGTCATTTAAACGTGACTCTTCTGGCAAACTTGTATCGGAAACGAGCAAAAAAGAACGCAGTAAAAAGTAGTACCGATTTTACAATTTACAGTAACTTGTTGGCTGAAAGTGGATAGACCGCTTTCGGCCTAAATCGCTTTGAGGGTGACATGCAAATAATAGACAACAAGGCGTTGTTATTGAAAGTAAAAGAGCCGGGACGTATCACTACGGTGATACCAAAGGCCAAAGTTCTGGATTCTGGTGAAGTGCTTGTCAAATGGGGGTTAGAGGAAGCTCAAGTTCTCAAAAACCTACGCATTAAAAACGTGCCCTCTCCTATCGTGGCGCACTACAACTGGCCCGGCATGTACAGGCCGTTCAAGCACCAGATCAAAACCTCAGAGTTTCTAACTTTGCATCGGCGTGCTTTTGTCTTTAACGAACAGGGTACGGGCAAGACGGGTAGCGTCATCTGGGCCGCAGACTATCTGATGAAACTGGGGTTTATCAAACGGGTGCTAGTGCTTTGCCCTTTGTCGATCATGCAGTCGGCTTGGCAAGGTGACTTGTTTAGGTTTGCTATGCACCGAACAACAGGCGTTGCACACAGCTATTCACGAGACAAGCGGATAGCAGTCGTCAAGTCAGACATAGAATTTGTGATCTGTAACTTCGACGGGTTAGAAATTATTAAAGATACCGTGATAGAGAGTGCGTTTGATCTTATCGTAGTAGACGAAGCTAACGCATACAAAACGGTATCTACAAGACGTTGGAAAGTGCTGAACTCCCTGATTAGGGCAAAGACATGGGTATGGATGTTGACGGGAACCCCTGCATCGCAAGCGCCAACAGACGCATTTGGGTTAGCCAAAATTATTAATCCTGACGGGGTGCCCCGATTCTTTGGGTCGTTCAAAGACCTGACAATGCAGAAGATCACAGAATTTAAATGGGTTCCTCGCCCCCGCGCAGAAAACGTAGTTCACAAAGCACTACAACCAGCAATACGTTTCACAAAGGAGGAGTGCCTTGATCTTCCCGAGATGACGTATACAACGAGAGAGGTGCCCTTGACTCCTCAGCAGAAAAAATACTACGAAACGATTCGTAAGCATATGGTAGTCACAGCGGCTGGCGAAGACATCACAACGGTTAATGCGGCTGCCAACCTGAACAAACTCCTGCAATTATCTTGTGGCGCAGTTTATTCAGACAGTGGTGAAGTCATCACGTTTGATGCTTCTAACAGGCTTGAGGCTTTGAAAGAAGTTATCGACGAGGCAAGTCACAAGGTGATTGTGTTCGTACCCTACAGGCACGCCATACAAATTGTTTTTGAAGAACTCACTAAGTCAGGCTACACGGCAGAGATCATAAGTGGTGCGGTAACAGCGACTAAACGAACAGAAATATTTAATCAATTCCAGACGCAAGACAACCCACGTGTACTGGTGATCCAGCCACAAGCCGCATCACATGGCGTTACGTTGCACGCCGCTAACGTGGTGGTCTATTGGTCGCCAGTGATGTCAGTTGAGACTTACCTTCAAGCCAACGCCCGTGTGCATCGAGCGGGGCAACACAATCCCTGTACCGTGGTGCATCTGCAAGGCTCCCCGGTTGAGAAGAAGATGTATGCCATGCTGGAGTCGAAAGTGGACATACACACAAAAGTTGTAGACCTCTACAAAAATATAATTGAAGAAGCTTGACATTGTATAATTTAGGTTATAGAATTTAGTTGTGGTCGTTATAACAAATAGGAGTGACACATGGAAATTAAAGCTGACAAGCTTGTCAAGACTTACGTAAAGATAAGAGACAAGCGCAAAGAACTTGTTGATCAGTATGAGAAAGAAGACAACAATCTTAAAGAGGCCCTTGAACTCATCGAAAGCGAACTGCTAGAGATGTGCAAAGAGACGGGTGCCGATAGCCTACGCACAGAATTTGGCACGGTGACACGCCGTGTGGCGAAACGCTATTGGACAAACGACTGGCACTCTTTCCACGAATTTCTTAAGGAACACGGCGCATTGGAGCTGTTGGAGAAGCGTATTGCCCAGACCAATATGTCTACCTTTCTTGAGGAAAATCCTGACCTGCTACCGCCGGGTCTTAATGTTGATAGTCGTTATACCGTAACCGTAAGGAGAAAGTAAAAAATGAGTGAACTTGCAATGCTTGATCAAAAACTACCTGCCCACTTGCGTTCGCTGGAGGCATTGGATGAAACCACTAAAGCCCTCATGGGTAGTTCTGGTGGTGGTTCTAAGCGCATCTCCATTGAGGGTGGTGTGTGGCGTATGTTAGTCAACGGCAATGAAGTAGCCCGTAACGAAGAGCGTTCTATGAACGTGGTGATTGTTGCCGCCGCCCCCAAAGTATCTCGGACGTTTTACGCTGGGGTTTACAAAAAGGGCGTTGCCACTGCGCCTGACTGTTGGTCTGCTGATGGTGATAAGCCTGATGTTACAGCTAAAGCCCCTCAAGCGAAGACATGCGCAAGCTGTCCTCAGAACATCAAGGGATCAGGCCAAGGTGATTCCCGTGCTTGTCGCTTTTCACAGCGATTGGCTGTCGTTCTTGAGAATGACGTAGGTGGAGATGTTTACCAGTTAACTTTACCGTCGCAGTCAATCTTTGGTGAAGGGGAGGCTGGTAAGTGGCCTTTGCAGATGTACGCCAAGATGATTGGTAGTAAAGGCGTGCCCATCACAGCAGTTGTAACTGAGATGCGGTTTGACACTGACTCGTCTACCCCCAAGCTGACATTCAAGCCAGCACGGTTCTTAGAGACTGACGATTTTAACCTTGCATTAGAACAGGGAAAGACCGATGCCGCAATTAAGGCAATCACTATGACCGTTGCCCAAATGGATGGTGTAGACTCTAAACCCGCCTTGGAAAACTCGAAGCCTGAAGTCGCAGAGGCTGAAGAGGTGGAAGAGGTGGAAAGCGCAGAGCCAGTCAAGCGCACTGCGAAGAAAGAGGAAGCACCGGCCCCAAAAAAGAATCTGAATAAGATCCTTGAAGAGTGGGACGACGAATAAGGAGGGAGTGATGAAAGGCTATTCAAGTCGGTTTATTAAAGCCATCGAGGCGGCAGATACAAGCAAGCTAGGTGTACAGCTTGCCAAGGTCTGCATCGCCAAAGACATTCCCGTAACGGACGTAGCCGATTTTTTTAAGGTTACCCGTATGACTGTTTACAACTGGTTCAAAGGAGTTACGAAAGTACCTGATGCCCACACGGAGAAGGTACAAAAGCTGGTTGCTAAGCTTCAGATGTAAGGTTTACGGGGGGCTAGGTTCGCTACCGAAGAGGGCAGTGCCGTCGGCCCCTGTCCCCCAATCTTTTAGACGGCTAACAAAGGACGGCTATGGTAACAAGAACGGACTTTCTCTCTCTGGTTCTGCCTCCAGAAGGGACCTACTGCGTAGTAGGACTGAAAGACAAAAAGCCTTGGCAGGTTTTTGTAAACACCCTCGAAGATGTTTCAGATTATGCGGATGCGTTAACAGCTAAAGGCTATGACTCTTATTTTGCATTAGCTTCTTTCAATAACGACGAAGACGGACGCACCCTAGCCAACGCCAAAGAACTCAAATCTTTTTTCTTAGATATTGATTGTGGCCCTAACAAAGATTACGCCGATCAAGCTGATGGTCTAGCCGCTACCAAAGCATTTGTAAAAGCCGCTAAGCTTCCTCCCCCTACGGTTATCGTTA